TCTTAGTAAGGCTTACCTTTGGGTAAGTACTAGAAACGATTGAGTCGGGTGAATAACTACCACAACTCCACCCGGTCACGCTCTGGATTAGTAATAATCCGAAGAGCGGGACGACTTCTTGTCGAAGAAGTCTTCAACGTCACCAGCCCAGGAACTTGGGTTGGTAATGTTTCTTTGCAGAAACTCAACATCACTTGAGTACCTGCTAAAGGTTCTTGTACATATGTTTTCCACATGTAGAATAACCTTCGTCAATGGATCACCCATAAGTAATCCTTTTGACGTGGTCACCATTCTAACGTTTTCTTCGTTAGTTGGTGATCCTACTCTATTTAACGGTCCATCCGAACGAAAATAGAGTTTCCGAGGTTTAAACGATATTCTCGTCACGATCCCGGCTAAGAGTGGGGGGATTCCAACTTTCCTCATCACTCTCTCTCCTATGAGTCCCGCTATTTCAAAGCGGAACTTATCGGTGGCGCTTTTGTAGTCTGTTGAACTGCAAAAGACGTCTTCGTATTCAATGAGTTTTGTTTCTTGGTGAATACGTGGGTTTCGAGCTATAACTTTTTCGTTTACAACTCGAAACGCTTCCGTTGACTTTCGAAAGAAAGTACGGAAGAACTGCCAGGCATGGTTTGATTTCTCCATACCTGACATAGATGACTCGACTCCTTTGGTTAGGAGTCTAGCGCATAACTTGTTTATAACGTCATAAACGACCTTTAAACAAGCTCTTCCTTTGGTTACGGTCCGGGCTTTTCCCGGATCCTCAACCATTACTAACCATACCGCGCCTAAAACGTCGGGATGGATAGATAGAATCTCTTCTAGACTTCTCCAGAAAATGTATTCTCCAATTGTACAGTCGGACATTTCCTTCCGATCTACAATTTTTCCGGTTACGAGGTCTCGAATAAGACATCTTCGTCCGAAATTGCCTGTCCAAACCATCTCATTGATGGCGTTGGCAGTGCCTCCCTCGCCGACTGTTGATTCCCAACATGCGGCGGTGGTTACCCTAATGGTCGCGTGTGTAGCGAGACCAGTTAGGGCCGAGTCCGAGATTTCCCGGAATAGGGAATCTAGACACGATTTCAGAATATTCAGTTTCACAACAGGAACTTTCTGAACTGGAGAACTAAGATCGATTAAAGTATCGAACTTAGCCTTCAAGGTCACGATGTCGGGGGGTTTTCCACAACATCGTGTCTGATCGAGAATACCTATCAATCGTAGGTACTCCTCTCGATTCGAGGTAGTGTACGACACACGTTCATACACTCCCCGAAATTGTTCAAGCCAAG